AACCAAGAGCTTATGCTTCGTATTATGTCTGATGAAGATAGACTTGTACTTGATAGTGATATCAACTGGTATAAGCGTCATGATGTACTTAAGAATTTGCATTTGTATAACACGTATATCACTACTGACTTTGCTACTACTGAAGATGAATCAGGTGACTATGCTTTCATTTCTGTATGGGCTATTAGTTCAGGTGGACAGAAGTTTTGGGTAGATGGTATCTGTAAGCGTCAAGGTATGGATAAAAATATGGATGACTTATTTATACTTGCTCAAAAATACAAACCACTCTCTGTAGGTATTGAGGTTACTGGTCAACAAGAAGGTTTCATTCCATGGATTAAGAGTGAAATGGTTAAGCGAAGAATCTTCTTTAACTTAGCTAGCTCAGGCAACTCTAACAGACCTGGTATACGCCCTAATACAAATAAGTTGCAGCGTTTCATTGTTACTGTTCCTTGGTTTAAAGCAGGTGAGATGTTCTTCCCTGAAGAACTAAAGAATGAAAAAGTAATGATTGAGATGATGGAAGAACTACGCCTTGCTTCAGGTAATGGTTTAAAGTCTAAGCATGATGATGGTATTGATACAGTTAGTATGTTAGCTGCTATGTCAGTCTTCTTGCCTGATGCAGAGAACCCAGTACAATACCAAGAAGACACAGGCTTGTTTGCTATACCAACGAGTAATGTGGATATATCCCCTTTAGCAACCTATACGGTGTAATTATGTTTTTAAAAGAAGTCCATGACCATCTCGTTAGTTCCGAATTAAGTAAACATGTGGCAGGAGAAAGTGGTGAATTAAACCCTGTTTGGAAAGGGCGTATTAATTTAATTATTCAAGCAGGGATAGCTGACCTTAATAAGTTATTTGCTATCCGTGAGAATGAGTTATTGCTACGTACCAAGCTAGGTAAAGATGTCTATGAACTGGTTTCTGTAAATGCTGTTTCAACAGGTAATCCTTACGCTTTTATTATTGATACAGTTGAAGAACCATTTAAAGACGATATCATGCAGATTCATCGTATTACCAATAGTAATGGTGACAGCCTTTGGCTTAATACTGATGTAGCGTACCTACAGCCTAATGAAAATTTATACGGTGTACGTCCAAGTTATTTTGCACATACGGGCATTAACTTCTTGGCTTATAACACCCTTAAGTTAACCAAAGGCCATGACTTAGGCGATCTACTTGTACAGTACAAAGCTAAGGCTAAACCATTAGTAGGTACAGATACTCCTGAAACTTGCTTTATTGACTTACCTGATCACTTTATGAATGCTCTATGTGCGTACGTAGGATCACGATTCTTTAACCCTGCAGGCGCAGAAATCATTGGAAAAGGTATGTATCACGAAGGAAGTAACTATGCAGCTATTTATCAAAATGAAGTGAAAACTTTGAAAGAGAATTTAGCCAGTATTGCTTCTATTGGTGAGAATACTAACTTCTATCGGAATGGATGGGCATAAGCCCTAGATACAAAGAAGCCCTCTATTAAGAGGGCTTTTCTGTTTCTGGAATGACAACCAATCAGGTATGACTTGATAATAGTAAGGTTACTGATGGAAGTCAACACTTAATTTGATGTAGACTTACGACAACTTAAATAGGATACCGCTATGGAAATAAACGTAAATAAACCTACTCAAGTTCAGCAAAAAACAGGAACTGGTTGGAAGAAAGAACCAAGCATCTCTGATTTGAAAACTGACTTGAATAATTCAGTTGCTGCTCATAGTGCTCAAGTGAGTAAAATTACTAAATGGTTGGATGCGTTGTATCTAACAGGAAGTGCTAAACCAAAGACTGCAGAAGGTAAGAGTAAAGTAGCTCCAAAGCTTGTACGTACACAAGCTGAATGGCGTTATTCAGCTTTATCAGAAGTATTTTTATCGAGTACAGACTTATTCAATGTGAATCCTCTTACTTGGGAGGATATTAAATCTGCTCAACAGAATGAGCTTATTTTGAATAACCAGTTTGATACTAAGATTGATAAGGTAGCTTTCATCGATAAAATGATTCGTGCTTGTGTAAGTGAAGGTACGGCTATTTTACGTACAGGATGGAACCATAAAGTAGAAGAAGTTACTGAAGAAGTACCTAATTTTATGATGGTTGAAGACCCTACTTTTGCTGAACAACTGCAGCAAATTATGCAGATGATGCAACAAAAACCAGATTTCTTAGAAGACCAACCAGAAGAAGTAAAGTTATCTGTAGAATACAGTCAACAAGCAGGCGTACCTATTCGTGTATACAAAGACGGTACTCGTATGGAAACTAAACAGAAAGTTATTGCTAATCATCCTACGGTAGACGTAGTAGATTTTAACTCGATTTACGTTGACCCTACATGTCAAGGTGACTTGTCAAAAGCACAGTTTATTATTCATAAGTTTGAGACAAGTTTATCTGATCTGAAACGTGATGGGCGATACAAGAATCTTGATAAAATTATGCAAGAGAACGCTATTGATACTATAGGTGTAGGAAACCAATACGATACAACACAAAACGCAGGATACTTCGTATTTAAAGACGAAGCACGGAAAAAGATGTTTGCTTACGAGTATTGGGGATACTACGATTATGATGATTCTGGTATCGCTAAGCCTATGGTATGTACTTGGGTTGGTAACACCATTATCCGAATGGATGAGAATCCTTATCCTGATAAGCAGTTCCCTTTTGTCTTTATTCCTTTTATGCCTGTTAAGGGGTCACTTTACGGTGAGCCAGATGCGGAACTTCTTGAAGACAATCAGAAAATCAAGGGAGCAGTAACACGTGGAATGATTGACTTGTTAGCCAAGACTTCAGCAGGACAAACTGGTTTTGCTAAAGGTACTATGGATCAAGTTAACATGCATAAATACCGTAATGGTCAGGACTTTGAGTTCAATTCAAACCAAAACCCTCAGTACTCTATTTTTACTCAAAACTTCCCTAACATCCCTGAGTCTGCCCCATTTATGTTGCAGATGGTTAACAATGATTCTGAATCTCTTACTGGTGTCCGTGCATTCGCAGGTACTGGTTCAGGTAGTGTTAACTTAGGTCAAACAGCAGAAGCTGTACGTACTGCAACTGATGCAGCTACTAAGCGTGAGATTGGTATTGTTAGACGCTTAGGTAGTGGTATGGTTAAGGTAGCTCGTAAGTTCCTTATGATGAATGCGATGTTCTTAGAAGATGAGGAAGTAGTACGTATTACTAATGAAAACTTTGTGACTATTAAACGTGATGACTTAAAAGGTGATTACGATTTACGTATTAATATTTCTACTCCCGAAGAAGATTCAAGTAAGTCACAGAACTTATCTTTCATTCTACAGACTCTAGGTAATAACTTACCTCCTGAGATTCCTATTAAGATTATGGCTAAGATTGTTAAACTGCATAAGTTACCTGATCTTGCTCATTATCTTGAGACATGGGAACCACAACCTGATCCTAAGCAAGAAGCTCTTAAAGAACTTGAGATTGCTAAGTTACGTGCTGAAACTGCATTGCTTAATGCACAAGCTCGTGAAGCAGATGCTAAATCATTTGTACAGCACGCTAAGGTTGGAGTTGAACAAGCTCGTGCAGATCAGATGCAAAGTCAAACTGATAAGAACAACTTGGACTTCTATGACAAGGCTAATGGTATTGATCATGAAAGAGCTAAGGAACTTCAACAACAGAAGTTGGATACTGATATTGTGAAAGACACTCTCAAGAATCAGAACCAATTAGACTTGGCTGACAAGAATCACAATACTGCTATGTTGTTAGAACATGCCAAGGCAAGTTTGCAACCAAAAGAAAAGTCTGTATCATAAGCGCAAACAGGGGAAGATATACTTCCCCTTCAATCTAGGAATAAAGAATGAAACCTATAGATCAAGAAATTTTTGACTTACGTAAACGGAAAGAGATGTTAGTAGCTTTCGAGAGATTGATGCTTAACTCTGACTTTCAAAAAGTAATCAAAGAATATTATCTATGTAAGCATCCTTTAGACTTAGTAAAACTTAAAGGCCAAGTGCCTTTAGAAGAATCTCTTAACCTAAGTATTGATAGACAACTCGATGCCGTAGCACTGTTTGGAATGTACTTAGACAACTTATCATTCGAGTTACCTGACATTGATCTTAAGCTTGAAGAAGCAATGACTCGCCGTGATGAACTTACAAGGAATGCCTAATGTTTGACTATGAGAATATGACTCCAGAGGAAATCGCAAACTTAACTGATGAAGAGTTCAGTAAACTTGATCCTTCAAAGTTACCTATGTTTAGTGAACCTACTGAAGACACTCAGCCTGAAGTTACTGTAGAAAATACCCCTGAAGTAGTTGAAACAGCTACTAATACACCACAACCAGCTGCTGAGGAAGTGGCGAGTGAAGGTACAGCAAATGGGGAGCCGAGCGTAGTCGAGGATACCCAAGCAGCTGATACCGTAACGAAGCCTACTGACGAAGCTAAGGCAGAAGTTAAGACAGAAGTAAAACCAACAGAAAAAACTCAAGAACCCTCTGCAGAGGTTAATCCTGAGAAAGCTTTCTTTGATGCAGTTACTTCTGAATTTAATGCTAACGGTAAGTCTTATAAGATTGATAACGCTGAAGACGTTAAGAAGCTAATGCAAATGGGTTTGAACTATCATCAGAAGATGGCAGCAATGAAGCCTAATCTTAAGATTGTTCGAGCACTACAAGATGCAGGTATTACCTCAGTTGATCAGCTAGGTCACTTACTTGATTTACATGCGAAGAAACCTGAAGCAATTGCTAAGTTAGTTCAAGACAGTGGTTTAGATACTTATGAGTTTGAAGATCAAGCTAAGAACTATGTACCTTCTACGCCTAATGTGAATGATCAAACTATTGAGTTTGAACTGGTAGCTCAAGAGTTAGAGGGTAATCCTAGCTTTGGTACAGTAGTACAGCAATTACATAACTTCGATACTCAAACTAAGCAAACTATTTTTGAAAATCCAAACATCCTACGTACATTGACTGACCATGTAAGTCATGGTTTCTATGACAAGATTATGGCTCAGTTAGAAGTAGCTAATGCATTAGGACATACACGTGGAATGTCTTTCTTACAAGCGTATGAAGCTATTGGACAACAGATGTTTGGTCAGCAACAAGCTACTAACCAAGTACAGCAACCTGCGGTAACTCCTCAAGTTATTCCACAACCTGTACCTGTGCCTGTTGCAAGTAAACCTAATCCAGTTAATAATACAGCACGACAAGCTGCAGCAAGTGTTTCAAACACAGCTTCACCTACTCATAAACCAATGCCTACTGCTAAAGAGATTTGGGAAATGAGTGATGAAGAGTTTGCTAAACTTGATCCTAAATTTTTAAAGTAAGGAATATCCTATATGGCACACTTCTATAATGAAGGTGGAAATACTTCTACCGTTGGTACTCAACTTCGTGACTTCTACTATGCTCGTGATGCGATCACTTCAGTAGCGAAAGACCAGTACTTCACACAACTCGCTTCAACTACTGACATGCCTAAGCACTATGGTCAACGTATCATTCGTTATATCTATGTGCCGTTACTTGATGACCGCAACAAGAATGACCAAGGTATTGATGCTACTGGTGCAGTAATTGCAGATGGTAACTTGTATGGTTCGAGCAAAGACATTGGTAAAATCACTGACAAAATGCCAGTACTCTCTGAGTCAGGTGGTCGTGTTAACCGTGTAGGTTTCGTACGTAAAACTTTGGAAGGTACATTCCAAAACTACGGTTACTTCACTGAATACACTGAAGACTCAATGAACTTCGATACTGATGAAGAATTGATGATGCACATCAACCGTGAAATGTTGAATGGTGCTTCTCAGATTTCTGAAGCATTGATCCAGGCTGACTTGTTGAATAATGCAGGTGTCGTTAAGTATGCAGGTACTGCAACTTCTGCTGCAGAAATTGGTAAAACTTCAATCGTGACATTCCAAGATTTAGTTAACTTAACTACTGACTTGGACAACAACCGTACACCTAAAGATACGAAGATCAATACAGGCACAGTGAAGATTGATACTAAAACTATCAATGCTGCACGCTTGATGTACATTGGTTCTGAGTTGAAAAATACTCTACGTAAAATGAAAGATTTCTTTGATGAAAAAGCTTTCGTTGGTGTTCAGCATTATGCAGCGGGTACAACTCCGTTACGTGGTGAAATTGGTTCTATCGATGAGTTCCGTATTATCGTAGTTCCTGAAATGATGCACTGGTCTGCTGCAGGTGCTGCAGCTACAGCAAATGACGGTATTCACGTCACAGGCGGTAAAGCTAACGTATTCCCTATGTTAGTTGTAGGTTCTGAATCATTCACTACTATCGGATTCCAGTCTGATGCTAAGTCAGTGAAGTATAAGATCATCCATAAGAAACCTTCTGAAAATGCTGGTTTACATAACCCGTACGGCAAAATCGGATTCATGTCTATCCAATGGTGGTACGGTTTCATGGTTATTCGCCCTGAACGTATTGCACTTATCAAGACTGCTGCGTTAGTCTAATAACCAAAGGGGAAGCTTAGGCTTCCCTTTAATCACATTGCAAATCTGAAAAATATCTAAAGGAAACATTATGTCTGATGTTCAAAACTCTCCAGAACTTGATCAAGCAATCCAGTCTCTTAAGAAGAAAGCTGACTTACTCGGTATTACTTACAAGTCAAACGTATCTGTGGCAACGCTACAAAAAGCAATTTCAGAAAAAATGGAAGGCACTAGTGTTGGTGAAGGTACAGACACTACTTCGGCAGATGACCTTAAAGTATCTGCATCAGCTGATCCAGACATTGAAGCCCTCATTAAGGAAGCGCACAAATTAGTACGTGTAATTATTACACCTATTGATCAAACCAAAGCAACAAACTTAGAGTCAGAATTAGTATCTGCAGGTAATTCGTATATTGGTACAGTTACACGCTTAGTTCCTTTTGGTGTTGAATGGCATGTGGAACAAGTTATCTTGAATGCATTACGTGAAAAGAAATTTACGCAATTCATTAAGAAGAAAGGTCAGCATGGTATCGATACTAATGACACACGTTATGTACCTGCATATAGCATTACAGAGTTGCCACCACTTACACAAGAAGAGTTGAATCAACTAGCAGTTAATC